GATACAAAGTAACAGTTCCAGAAGGTGCAGATTCAAACTTGAACCTTATCTTAATTTTCTTGGCAGAAACATCATGGGAAGTTATCATTCGATAATGGTAGTTTCCAGAAATAGTAACTCTGATATATCCAAGAGTGTAATATCCATCAGTTTTATCATCAGCAGTTACTGTGATTTCAAGTCCATTGCTACTCACTGTTGCTACAGTTCTATCATCCCCCCAAGTGGCAGAACTTAAAGTACACCTTGAATTAAATAAAACATGATTGCATTGATAATGATATCTCCAATTACATGCAGGCTTGGCAAAGAATGATTCAAGACCCACTACTACTATTTCAGCTTTCGGTCCCTTAAAAGAGACATGGCTTAGTCTTCCAATGAATAAAATATCTGCTTCACTAAAATCTTCAAATGTTTTCAAACACTTTATCCATACAGGTTTAGGAGGATTTGAAGCAAGAAACTGAACCATAGTGGGCTCAAGATGACTGGTAGTTAGTGACATCTGTGAGACTTTCATTTCAACATTTTGTTCTATGGGACCTCTTTGTAAATCAGAAGGAACATAAGTATCCCCACTATAGACCACTGCAACGTCTCTGTTTACATATTTCTGATCAACGCCTTCATCGTCATAAAAATGAAACAACTCTATGGGCAGTCTCTTTTTGGATTCTTCTTTTCCAGAATATGCATCAGATAGTGTTTTCATAGTTAAGCCGTTGTAGTCGTGGTTGTGGTTGTGGAGCTCGTTGTAGTCGTAGTTGTGGTTGTGGTCGTAGTATATTCATTGGGCAGCTCTGTAAAACTAATACCAACTCTTGCAACTGAAGGGGTAATATACTCCCAACCTATTTCATCTAAATCAAGCCTTCCCATATAAAGGAAGCACAAAAACTTGACACTCCCTTGACTATGGTTAGCCCCCAAAGCACTATCAATTGTAATCGATGTTGCATCAAACCCTGTGATCTTCCTTGTGTACCAGGTGTTTTCATTTATAAATACAAATAGATGCCTTCCTGTTCCTCTACTTGAAGGATAGAAAGTACTGAAATCTTCTGTTTCAGCAACGTCTATGGTCAGGTCATCAGATGCAATATCTCCATCTATCTTGAAGTCATTGGCCCAGCTGGGAAACCATACGTTTCCCCATCTTCCTTTTAGTTCATCAAATAGATCATTTATTTCTGATATTTCTTCCCTATCTCTACATTGGTATGTAAAGTTGGCATCGAACCAAGGATTGCTTTCTAAGAACTCAGCAGAATAATAACCGAAAGGAGATCCTGATTTGTCATAATTTCCTCTTGATATGTTTCCAGGTATGTCAGGAAACACAGGCATGGGGTGAAATACTTTTATAGATCGATATGTAGTGAAGCCAAAACTCATCAGTAACTTCCCCTAAAAGATTCACTGAATGAAATGTTGATTATAAATATGTCTGGGGCCTTTGCCAACCATCCGTCAAAGGATTCTATTTCACTTCTCAATATAGGATAAACCTTTGTTCCTATGTCCCACGATGAACTAACTGCACTATCTAAAGTGATTGTTGTGCTTCCTATAGTTTGAATTGTTCCTACTTCATATGTGCTGTAATTTGTAAAAAGAACTACTTCTTGATCAACTTCCAGTTCTCTATGCGTTGTAGAATCAACTTCCAAAGCATCAGTACTAGCTATTGCCGTTAGTACCATTTCATGCATCCATATAGGAACTCCCCAAATCAAGTGTCTATTGGCTTTCATGTACTTCTTCAAATAATAGCTTTCTTGTTGGCTTCCTGTTATGGCAGTGTATTCAAGTCTCCTTCTCACCTTTGAATTGAAGCACGATCTTTGTTCTAGTCCTACAACTGCTCTTTTCACAGAACAGATATAGCCCCTATAAAACATTGGATTTACAGACCAATTTGCAGGATGAGTAAAATATGCCGATGGTTGAACAAGATCCATTTATCTGATCATCCTTCTTATTTCACCTTTGTTTCTACCAATAAAATTGACAAGAGCATTTCTGCCCCTCGCAGAATGCATCCAGTTATCCATCATTGAAGGATCAGTGAAATTTGCTATCGTTACTTCATTTCTTCCACCCATAGCAGCCATTTGTTCTTCAGTGAAAACACCTTCACCTTTCTTTGCTATTATAGGAACCTCGTCCTTTCCTACCATGCCACCACCATGCATCTTAGGAGCGTTGATAAAGGCATGAGGGTTTACAACTTTGACAAGAGATGGCCTATCTCTACCTATAATTCCACCCCCATGATAGCCAGGCTTTGGTCCTGCATAGTTCCCCGTTGCACCACCACCTATACTTCCCATTGCCATTAAAGCATTATAGATCTGTTGTCTGAGAATCATTTGACTAAGCCACTTCAACGTATCCATAGCAAATTCTTGAAATGCCTGTCCAGCAGTCTTTGTTCCTTCTATCATATCCCAAAGAGCATCAGTCATACCGTCAGCTAATTTCTCATTTAGATTCTTACCAACGTCTACTATGAATTCGCCCCATGTCTTAGCTGCTTTCTTGGATTGTTCAAAGCCTAGGTTCATTCGTTCCCAGAAAGTACCATCAGCTTCAATCATTTTATCGTTATATTCTCTTTGGGTAATGAGATTAACTTCTAGAGCTTCTCTAAGAAGTACCTTGTATTCTTCAGAACTTCTATCAGCCCATTCAAGTTGTTCCCTAAGTCCTTTCTTTTCTTCCTTTACTCTTGCTTTTATGCCGTACTTCTTTATAGCAGTAAGAGCCTCTTCATGGGTCTTTGCTGCTTTCAATTCTTCCTTAAAGGCCTCCAGTGTATATTTGCTTCCTGCCCCTGTTTCCTTCTTTACTTTTTCATGGAAAGCTTTCTTTAGTGCAAGTATGTCCTCGAGCTGCTTTGCATCCAGTTCTAGCAACTTCTTGTTTAGTTCACTAGTGGTTTTTTCGTCTCCTATTGCGTCTCTTTTACGTTGTTCTAAAAGTATCCTTTGCATTAATGTTCTTACTTCCAGCATTTTTTCCTGGTGTTTCAATTCTATTTCGAGAAGCTTGACTTTGTATTGTTCTTCATTAGCTAGGTTCAATACATTTGTTCTGGTATCTACCTCATCCAAATCAAGCTTTTGTTTCTTTGCGAGGGCTAATCTTTCAGCATGGTTTTTCTTTATTTCTTCTTTCTTTTTCTCGTAATGTACCTTTGCTTTTTCTCTGTCATCAGTCATGAGACTTTCTAGTAAAGCATAATAGGCTCTTTCAGAAGCAACATTTTCCTTTGCTACTTTGCCTGCTTTTGATAGGTCGGCAAGACGTTTTTGCTCTGCTTTCATCAGTGCTTCTAGAGCTGCTCTATTCCTATGATAAGCCATGTATGCTTCTAGCATTGCTTGTTTTTCTTCATCACTTAACTTTAAAGAATATTGTCTCCATTTGATATTTCTAGCAGCAGAATCTTCACCTAAACCCGCTAGTTTAAGCTCTTCATATATCATGTCAAAAGTAGACTTTTGTTCTTCACTAATCAAATTCAGATTTTCTTGTCTTAACCTATTTCGTTCCTTCAGTCTTTCATTATATTCAGTCTCAGTTTCACTATGTTGTCTTAAATTACTTGCATCTGCAAATTCTCTTTCCTTTGTAATTAGCTTCTCTAAGAGTAATAGACTGTCTTTTATAGCCTTTTCAGCCTCACCACTGCCTAGCCTTTTTAGAGCTTTCTCATAGTCCCCGATGCTTGCAGTCATCGCATCGATTCCTTTTACCACTTCAGGATGTTCCTTTATCATCCTAAGAATAAAGTTAATATATTCATCTTGCTTTTCTACAGTATCTCCATATTTATTCTTTAGTGATTCAAGAACTCCTACTAAAGCCTGATAAGTAGATAGGGCTCTTTTAGATTCAACAATGTTCTCTTGTAGTTTTTCAATTTGTGCCTGTTGTACATTTCTAAGCTTGTTCATATATATGAGTAGGGCAGCAACTCCTGCCGTTATAAGAAAGAACCAGTTCTTTCCCATAACTAGGAACAATTTAATAAATGCTGTCTTTAAAGCCCCTATTGAAATAGTCAGCTTTCCAAGGGATGCAATGAAAGCCACTATTGCAGTACCAGATAAATGAAGGAATTTTACATTCAATAGAGTTAGAATTACCAAGAGTCCTTTAAGAGCAAGGGCTACAGCAGTAATTTGGATAAGTAGGGAAGACAATCCAGTCTTCAAAAGGACTTCTATGATATGAGAAAGCTTTGCCATTACATCTATGGCCCCCTTTAGGACACTAACAAGACCACTAGATCCTCCAAATACAATTGCAACATTCTTTAATCTGTCAGCCAAGTTCTTCAGCTTAACACCAAGACCTTCAGCCTGCTTTCCCTGCATTTCAAGAGCGGTCCCTAATCTATGGGCAAAGGTCAAAGCTGTCTTAAAGCTTCCAGCACCT